GGTAATAGGTGTTAGGGCATTTTGAATGAGTGTGATATAGTCAAGAAGAAATTGTTTTGCTCCTGGGGAAAGAGCGTTTTCATTGAATTGAAGAAGAGGGATAAATCCTGAAGTGTTGATGCTGAATTGAAACATAGAAGGAACTACACTTCCTTGAAGAAATGTCCAAACACCAAATCCAGAATCTGCATTCCCGGAAAGACCCGTTGGACCAGTGGGACCCGTCAATCCAGTTGGTCCTATACTTCCAGAAGCCCCCGTGGCTCCCATAGGACCAGACGGACCATCATTGCCGATATTGCCTTGCTCTCCCTGAATGCCCTGATCACCCTTGGCTCCTGTGGCTCCTATGCCCCCCGTCGCTCCCGTGGCTCCTGTGGCTCCGTCGTTTCCCATGATGCCCGTGGCTCCTGTAGGACCGGCATCACCTTGAGCCCCTGTGGGACCGGCGGGTCCGCGTGCTCCTGTGGCTCCTGTAGGACCAGGCGACCCACCCCCGCCTCCATTATAAACGATATTTCCAATGTAATTGAGCGAATAAGGTTGAGACCCACTTGCCGACGAAATCACATCGCCTTCTGTCCTAATTACTTTACCACTTCCGCTCTGTGTGATACTATCAACAACATTGATTGCAGTTGCAAGGGAACCTTCATTTACGGAGATTGAATCTGTGTGAAGATTTGTGATGTTCGCATTTACTATCCCCGTTAAATCCTGAAGGTTGCCTTGGATTGCACTTTGTGCCGGGTATGAACTCCACGCCTGGATCTCATTTGCTGGTATAACATCGGGGTATAGAGACATTCTATTTGAGGGTTTTAATTTTATTTAAGGGATACGGCTTCTCCTTCATTTTCTCACTCATCAGGACTGCACGGACTTGCCGTTGGGCTCTCTCCTTTGGAATACCTTCCTTTTCTAACATGTGCCCCGTTTCTTTGTTCTTTACTAAAAAACCAGGTCCGGACGATGCTTTTTCTATGACGTAGGGCATTCTATTAAACAATTGGAAATTGTTTTGTAGAACCAATATTTACTTAAGAAACTCAACAGCACCGCCACGAATGGAAAGAATGCCGGCGTGGTGGAGAATGACGTTGTAAGTGACGGGAACCGCCGTTGCCGTTGCAGTGAGCACACCTGCAGCGATACCATAAACAACCGACGCGGGGGCGTTGGTGATGCGGACTTCGCAGAGGGAGCCCGCTGACTCTGCAAGATTTACACCATCAAGATCACAGTCGCGAGACGTGAGGAACGTCTCAAGATTCGTCGCAAGAACGAAACGAGCATCGTCCAGGGGCTGAGACCCCCACCATGTGCCGTCGCGAGATGAGCCAACCGCGACGGAATTAACGGAAGCCACGGGAGCCGTGGTTCCGTCTGCAGTCGTGAAGTTGTATGCCAACTGGTAAGGACCCAGCCACTCTACAGTTCCCGCCACGGAATCACCCGCCAGGTTGCCGAGTTTGTTCTGGCACTTCTTCATCTCATTGTATGCGTCCCAGCACTTGGAAACGGGAATCTGGGGGTAAGACATACCGTTGATAAGAAGACGATACTGAGCGAACTGGTGGCACCCAAAGTTGCTCTTGGACCACGTGGGGTCGTTGAGATACTGGGTGAGACGAGTTGTGAGATAGACCGACTTTAAGAAACGAACCGACTGAGCCGTCTGAAGAGCACGCTCGCCAGGAGTGGCGGACGAGTTGTTGAGAGAGAAGGGAATGTTGGTGTGCAGGTCAAACGTCATGGAAACACCGCCTCCGTGGAGAATCTCGGAGTCCATCAGGGCGTAGAGGTCAGGAGAGCAACGGACCATATCCACACGGAGTTCCGCCTCGTTGATCGTGAGACCAGTGGGGGGAGTCGTCTGTGCCGTGCCGTTCGCACCGCTGGGAATGATACAGGCACCAACGGAGGACTGCAGGAGAAACTCAATCTCAATGTTTGAAACGTTGCGGATCGGGAAATACTCCTTGAAGCCGGAGAACAGGAAGCCGAGCGGAACGGAATAGTAGCGTCCCTGAATCCAGGTGTTCGCCACAAGGCGGTTCTCCTGCTGAATCTGATTATCAAAATAGCCACCCGCGTTCGCTGTGAGGGAGTAATTCGCCCCCTTGCCCGTAGAACTGCCGTTGATAGCGACACCCGTGGAGCCGAACGATGTGTTGGACTTATACAGACCCTGTGCAGGACCATCGGCGTTATAAACCGCCTTTGGCATGGACACGGAGACAAGGGCGTTATAAACGGCGGGGAAGTCGGTGATGGTGTAAAGTTGAACACCACCAACACGAACGGTCACTTGCTGGACCAGCGAAAGAATGGACTCATCAATGCACGCCGTAGAGTTGGCGGTCGCAGAGGCGACATACATGGAAAGGCACATCGTTGATGTGTCGCAGTAGTCGGCACCCGTGATCTTAAACGTCATCAGTTTGGTGCCAGAGCCACCAGCACTATAGCCAGACTGACCCGTAATGGGAGTGAAAAGGGAATTGTAGCGACCGGAGCCAACTGCACCATGGCTCAACTTCTCCTTCATACGGAGAGCACCAGGGACGATCTGTTCAACCAGCGGAGTCAAAAACGGATTCTGGACAGACATCTCGGTTTATACTTGGGAGTTTGATTTTAATTTTATAAGACGAAAATGGAATTATCAAATCGGTTTTTGCGTCGGAGAGGTCTGGAGGACTCCGGGACTGCACGACCAGATTTGACGGGTTGAGAATAATTGTCGTAAAGTTGCTCCCGCTCAGGAATATCGGGTTTCTTTTCTTGTTTCATCAATTCACCCGCCACACCTGAAGCCAAATCCATCTTCGTCATTCCCTGCCCCGTATAAGTTCCAGGAGTTGCCCGCTTCACATCCAAGGCGTTTCCAATCAGTCCGCCGATGCTTCCGTTGGCGACATTGCCTAAAACACTTTCGGCAAGTTTTGCAGTTGGAATTGTCTTGATGAGACCGGATGCGATCTTTGCAGTTAATCCTAACGCCGGTGAAACTTCATTTGCATTTTTGGCGATATCCTCGTGCAGTGTCGGAAGTCGTTTTGCTACTTGTCCTAACATCATGGAACGTGTGCTTGGATTAAACCATGCTCCGAGACCTGTCTTCACACCAGACCACGCATTAGACAAACCTTTAGAAGCATCAGCACCCATTTAATGAGTGGAGATGTTTTTATTCGCTCTCGGAGGAAGACGATTCTGATGATGAAGATTCTGGATAATCAATGGGTCGGAGATAGGCTTGAAATTCACGTCGGAACATTTTGTTTTCCGGGCTTCGTATATGGACCACCATAAAATTATAGTTATGTTTTCCAACGCTTTCCCATAGTTTCATAAAGGTTCGTTCGGACACCATCGCCCCGACTTCCTTTGCAATACTTTCCCGTTCCATTTCGTTTTTAATTGCAGTCTTGAAAAGGATCCAGTATTGAACCTGATTTCTCAGCACAACCGGCAAGCGATTGAATTTCTGTGTCGTGATCCAACAAGTGACCTTGTAATGACGGAGACGAGTAGAAAGAGAATTCAATGCAGAAGTCAATTTAGGAATCTGGTCAATCACATCGTCCAGAATGAGAAGCACATTAGGAACCTCTTCTTTCTCCGCTTCAAGGATTGCTTTTTGCGATTCAATCAATTCCGTAATGATTCGGTCATCATATCCCTCAAAGGCTTCATCAATTCCTTTGGCTCTTGCCCACATGGGGTCAATCGCGATGGTAGAGGAGATGACTATGATTTTATCAAACTTCTTACGATAGAAGGGACGACGGTTTAACAGATTCACAATGAGATTTGTTTTCCCCGAATTTGTGGGGGCGATGAAAGCGGAAATCGTGTAGAAGTTCATAAGGAACTTATCCAACTCAGGCAGTTCTTCATCGGTTGCAGTGCTAACCTTTTTGATGATATAGGGTTCTCGCTTAGACATCTTCCTTCTTTACTTCGGGAAGATATTTTCGTCCAAGATAGGTTTCCCTATAGTGTTTAATGTTCGTTTTCATGTCTTTGGACATCCCCCATAGAATCTCCATGGATAGGACACCTGGAGACGCTAAAAATAACTCATCGTTGTATTCCCTGGCTTTATCAATGCTACTTGCTAAATCCTTGTGATGCCGTTTCCTATAATGAACCATCTGTGCCTCTGTGGCTCCCTTTGTGTAATCTGGATAAGGATCTCCATTT